CCGTGGGGCAAGAAGTGTATGGTGGTCATACTATCTGCGATATTATAGAGGAAGATGACAAGTTTTCTGTTTATATTAAAAAGGGCAAAGACGTTTTACCTTGGAAAGACTTTAATAAAAACATGGCCGTATCTGTAGAATATAATCTACAATACTAATGAAGAGCGTTTACAACTTTGTTGTAAAGCCAAAGGGAGAAAGATATAACAATACTAAAAAATTTGATGGTGGAGAGTTAATCCTCAACACCGATATATATCAACACCAATATGTTAATAGAGAAGCTATTGTAATATCAACACCCATTATTGGCGATACAGACATAAAGCCAGGAGACACGGTTATAGTGCACCACAACGTTTTTAGAAGATGGAATGATGTTAAAGGTGTGGAAAGAAATAGTAAAGCGTATTTCAATGAAAATACATACTTTATAAACCACGAACAAATCTTTTTATATAAACAAGAAGAAAAGTGGATAGCTCCAAAAGGATATTGCTTTGTAATACCTTTAAAAGCTACAGATCAGTTCAACACTGAGTCTGAAAAACCTTTACAAGGTATTGTTAAATATTCTGATGGTACGGTTGAGGTTGGCGATCTAGTTGGTTATAGACCAAGTAGTGAATATGAGTTTATCGTTGATGGCGAGAGACTATTTCGAGTTTTATCTAATTTTATTACAATCAAATATGAACATCAAGGAAACGAAGAAACGTATAATCCAAGCTGGGCACAAAGCAGTTGAAGAACTTATTAAAGTAGGTGAAGAAGCTATTGTCACTGACTCTGAAGATGATCTAACAGCTGATAAGTTAAAGAATGCCGCGGCTTCTAAAAAACTAGCTATATTTGACGCATTTGAGATACTTAACAGAATTGAAGAAGAAGAAAACTTGCTTGAGGGTAAAACACCTGAAGAGGCAAAGGAAAAGACTTTTAAAGGATTCGCGGAAAGTAGATCTAAGTAATGTACAGTCAAAGTTTAGTTAAGACAGTTGAACCAGTTAAGAGAACTACTATCAGTAGACTTAACAAAGGTAAGAAATGGAAATACGGTTACGATAAAGAACACGATATTATAGTGTTATCTCAAAACGGTCAAATAGGTGAGATAATAGAAATACAAGGACTAGTTATTGCGCTACCAAAAGCTCCTAAAGAAGTGTACAAAGATCCGAAGAACAAATGGGTCAAATTCGAGTACCCCAAGGAGTTGCAGAGAATTAAAAATATATTCGATTGGAGAAGCTATCCGGAAAGCAATAAAGAAAAATGGTACGATTATATAGATGAAGAGTTCAAAAGAAGGGAAGAAGGATTCTGGTTCACAAATAATGGTAAACCAACCTGGATAACAGGTACGCAATACATGTACTTACAATGGAGTAAAATTGATGTAGGTGCTCCAGATTTTAGAGAGGCAAACAGATTATTTTATATATTCTGGGAAGCTTGCAAGGCAGATAAAAGATGTTACGGAATGTGCTACCTTAAAAATAGACGTTCTGGATTTTCTTTCATGTCTTCAGCAGAAACAGTTAATTTAGCCACTCTTGCGAGTGATAGTAGATATGGAATACTATCTAAATCAGGAGCTGATGCTAAAAAAATGTTTACCGACAAGGTTGTACCTATATCAATTAACTATCCATTCTTTTTTAAACCTATCCAAGATGGTATGGATCGTCCCAAGTCCGAGCTTGCTTATCGTGTACCTGCTAGCAAGTTTACACGGAAAAAGATCACGGCTAATGAAAAGCTGGAGGACATAAAGGGATTAGATACTACTATAGATTGGAAAAACACTGGAGACAATAGCTATGATGGTGAAAAACTAGCTTTACTAGTTCATGATGAATCTGGTAAATGGGAGAGACCCGATAATATTTTAAACAACTGGAGGGTTACAAAAACATGCTTACGATTAGGTAGTAGAATTATTGGTAAATGTATGATGGGCTCAACTTCAAATGCGTTAGACAAAGGTGGAGAAAACTTTAAAAAATTATACAATGCCTCAGATGTCACGAGAAGAAATAGAAACGGTCAGACAAAATCTGGCTTATACTCTCTTTTTATCCCAATGGAATGGAACTACGAAGGATTTATTGACGAGTATGGAATTCCAGTCTTTACTACTCCTGATATCGACAGACTTACACCAGACGGTGAATTAATAGATGTAGGTGTAATAGATAACTGGCAAAATGAAGTAGATGGTTTAAAAGATGATCAAGATGCTTTAAACGAATTCTATCGTCAGTTCCCAAGAACTACAGAACACGCATTTAGAGATGAGACTAAAAATTCTATTTTTAATCTTGTTAAGATATACGAACAGATAGATTACAACGAAGAGATGACTAGAACTCTAGGGATTACAACAGGTAATTTTCAATGGGTTAATGGGGTCAAGGATTCACAGGTAATATTTTATCCAGATCCAAAGGGTAGATTTAAAACTAGTTGGGTTCCACCTCAACAACTGCAAAACAGAGTGGTACTTAAAAATGGTATTAAATACCCTGGCAACGAGCACATGGGTGCTTTTGGTTGTGATAGTTACGACATATCAGGTACGGTAGATGGAGTTGGATCGAAAGGAGCTTTGCACGGCTTAACTAGATTCAGCATGGAAGATGCCCCAGCAAACAGTTTCTTTTTAGAATACTTATCAAGACCACCAACAGCCGAGATGTTCTTTGAGGACGTTCTAATGGCTTTAGTATTTTATGGGATGCCTATACTTGCAGAGAACAATAAACCTCGCCTCTTGTATTACCTGAGGCGTAGAGGGTATAGAGGGTTTAGCATGAATAGACCGGACAAAATCTGGAACAAGTTATCTGTAGCAGAAAAAGAGGTTGGTGGAATACCTAACTCCTCAGAAGACATCAAACAAGCTCACGCGGCAGCGATTGAGATGTATATTCAAGATCACGTTGGTATACAGCAAGACGGTTCACACGGGGATTTGTACTTCAATGAACTACTAAACGATTGGGCAAGTTTTGATATAAACAAGAGAACAAAGCATGATGCGTCGATAAGCTCTGGTCTAGCTATCATGGCTAACAATAGACACTTGTATGCTCCAAACGCTAAGGTTGAAAAACCTAAACTAAATATAAACGTTTCCAAGTATAGTAATACTGGAACTAATTCACGAATAATCAAATAATAAATATGGCAGAGTCTGGCATTAAAAGTTATTTCCCGAGTCAAACCGTAAGCGATGCTGAGAAGCTTAGCTATGAGTATGGTTTAAAAGTAGGTAAAGCTATAGAAACAGAATGGTTCAACAATGATAGAGGTAGTGGTAGATATAGATCTAACCAGAATGATTTTCATAACCTAAGGTTATATGCTAGAGGTGAACAGTCTATTCAAAAATATAAGGATGAGTTGTCTATAAACGGTGATTTGTCCTATTTAAATTTAGATTGGAAACCAATCCCAATTATATCTAAATTTGTAGATATTGTTGTAAATGGTATGGCTGAAAGAACTTACGATATAAAAGCTTTTTCTCAAGATCCTAATGGGGTTGAAAAGAGAACCGAGTATATGGAGAGTATACTGGACGATATGGAGAACGAGGAGTTTAATAATTTTACTCAAGAAGCTTTTCAAGTAAACACTCGAAGAAGTAACGAAAAGACCTTACCAGAATCTTCTGAAGAACTTCAAATTCACATGCAGTTAAACTACAAGCAAGCGGTTGAGATAGCAGAAGAACAAGCTTTAAACGTTTTATTTGAAGGTAATAATTATGAGCTAACAAGAAAAAGATTTTACTACGATTTAGCCGTGCTAGGTATAGGTGCTGTTAAAACATCGTTTAATACATCAGAGGGGGTTGTTATAGATTATGTAGATCCAGCAAATTTAGTATATTCTCATACTGACTCTCCTTATTTTGAGGATATATATTATGTAGGCGAGGTTAAAACTATTCCAGTAAATGAGTTAGCCAAGCAATTTCCACATCTATCTGAAAGCGATCTTGAAGATATAATGAAAAATAAATCTAATAATAGATCTAATTATAACTCAAGACATAGTTACGATAAAGAAGATAATAACACCATTCAAGTCTTATACTTTAACTATAAGACTTATATGAATGAGGTTTATAAAAATAAAGAAACTGCTACTGGTGGTGAGAAAATTATACCTAAAGACGACACGTTTAATCCTCCAGAGAACATGGAGGGAGGTTACGATAAAATGATGCGATCAATAGAATGTCTATATGACGGCGCGATGATTCTTGGAACCGATAGACTGCTTAAGTGGGAGATGGCTAAAAACATGATGCGTCCTAAAAGTAACTTTACCAAGGTTAAGATGAACTACGCTATTGTAGCGCCTAGAATATATGATGGTAGAATTGACTCACTAGTAAAACGTATAACTGGTTTTGCTGACATGATACAGCTGACTCACTTGAAATTACAACAGGTGATGTCAAGAATGATTCCAGATGGGGTGTATTTAGACGCTGATGGTTTGGCTGAGGTTGATTTAGGTAATGGAACAAACTACAATCCACAAGAAGCCTTAAACATGTTCTTTCAAACTGGATCCGTAATAGGAAGAAGCTTCACGTCAGAAGGCGACATGAACCCAGGCAAGGTGCCAATTCAAGAGATTAGTAGTGGTAATGGTGGTGGAAAAATACAAACTCTAATAGGTAATTATAATTATTACCTACAAATGATTAGAGATGTGACTGGACTTAATGAGGCTAGAGACGCTTCCACGCCTGATGTAAATTCTTTAGTTGGTGTACAGAAGCTAGCCGCGGCAAACTCTAACACTGCTACAAGGCACATACTACAAGCGGGGTTGTACTTAACAGCCGAGACGGCAGAATGTTTATCACTTAGAATATCTGATATTATAGAATACTCTCCAACTAGAGACGCTTTTATACAAGCTATAGGCGCTCACAATGTTGCTACACTAAAGGAGATGGGAGAGTTACATTTATATGATTTTGGAATATTTTTAAGCTTACAACCAGACGAAGAAGAAAAAGGTGCTTTAGAAAACAACATTCAAATGGCTCTGCAACAAGGTGGTATAGAGCTAGAAGACGCTATCGACCTTAGAGAGATAAAAAATATTAAACTAGCAAATCAAGTTCTTAAAATACGTAGAAAAAAGAAACAAGAGCAAGATCAACAAAGACAGTTAGAACAAACAGAAGCAGAAGGTAGAGCACAAGCCGAAGCGTCGCAAGCTGCGGCTCAAGCAGAGATTCAAAAAACTCAAGCCTTAACAGAATCTAAAGCTCAAGTAGTTCAGCTACAAGGACAACTAGACATGCAAAAACTACAGCAAGAAGCTGAAATAAAAAAGCAGTTAATGCAGATGGAGTTTGAAATGAATATGCAATTAAAGCAAATGGAAGTTCAAGTAGCAATGGGGAAGGAATCAGAAAAAGAAAATAGAAAAGATCAAAGATTACAAGTGCAAGGAATGCAGCAAATGCAACTTGCTAACAATAGAGCCGCACAACAAGGACAACTTGTAGATAAAAGAGGAACGCAACAATCAGGACTAGTAGACAGAAGAAACTCTCAACAATCAGAACTTATAGATCAAAAACAAGGTGGAAAACCACCTAAAAACTTTGAGTCCGCAGGTGATGATACTTTAGGAGGTTTTAATTTAGGAAACTTCTGATCTAGTCAAAATTATTAATTATTATTATATTATATTATGGAAGAAAAAGAAGAAAAAGTAGTTGAAGAGACTACACAAGATCAAACCGTAGAAACGGTTGACGAAAGTAAATTTGAATCTGCTGGTAACGACGGTGTTTTGAAGGTAGATTTAAATAAGCCACCACAAGAAAAACAGGTGGAAGAAGTAGAAACTACTAACGAGGTTGAGGAGCAGGAAGCTCCAACGTTAGAAGAAGTTACCGAAGAAGAGACCGCTGAGGCGGAGGAAATAGCAGTAGAAGCAGAACAAGCTATTAAAGAAAACTTAGAAACCGGTAAACCGCTGCCAGAAAACATCCAAAAATTAATGAATTTTATGGAAGAGACTGGTGGAGATTTAGGTGATTATGTTAAGCTTAATCAAGATTATTCAAAATTAGATGATAAAAATCTATTGTACGAATACTACAAGCAAACAAAACCTCATTTAAACAATGAAGAAATTAACTTCCTTATGGAAGACACGTTCTCTTATGACGAAGATGTAGACGACGATAGAGATATACGTAGAAAGAAATTAGCGCTTAAAGAGCAAGTTGCCAGCGCTAAAAGCCACCTAGACGGGCAAAAGTCTAGATACTATAACGAGATTAAAGCTGGAAGCAAGCTCACTAACGAGCAGCAGAACGCAATTAATTTCTTTAATAGGTACAACAAGGAAGCAGAAGTAAATCAAAAAGCGTTTAAAAATAATAGTGATATTTTTAATAAAAAAACTAACGAAGTTTTTAACGACAAGTTCAAAGGTTTTGAATATAACGTCGGTGATAAAAAATATCGTTTTAATGTAAACAACGTTGAAGAAACTAAAGTTACCCAAAGCAATATAAACAATTTTACCAAAAAGTTTTTGGATAAAAATTCGGCTTTAAAAGATGCTAAGGGTTATCATAAGGCTCTTCACACGGCGATGAATGCGGACGCTGTTGCAAAACACTTTTATGAACAAGGTAAAGCAGATGCTATGAAAGATAGTATTGCTAAATCTAAAAATGTAGATATGAACCCAAGACAAAGTCATGGAGTTGTAGAAGCGGGAGGTTTAAAAGTAAAAGTGTTAGGTGAAAGTTCTTCTGATTTTAAGTTTAAAATTAAAAACAAAAACAAATAACAATTTAAAAAAATAAATTATGGCAATTACTGCAGGAGGTAGTTTAAATAGTGTTCCAGCTGCAAAGCAGCAAACATTAGTTTCAAACTATCTAGATTTTACGGGTACTACGGACACAACGTGGGCTCAACAATATTTACCAGATCTTATGGAAAAAGAAGCTGAAGTTTTCGGACCGAGAACTATATCAGGATTTCTTTCACAAGTAGGAGCTGAAGAAGCGATGTCTGCTGACCAAGTTGTTTGGTCTGAGCAAGGTCGTTTACATTTATCATACACAGGACATGTAGAGTCTGTTGGCTCTGGTGTTGATAGTGTTGGTGAAATAACAATTGAAGGACATATTGATGCTAACGCGTCATACACTGCTTCATCTCACGGTATTAGAGTAAATGATACAGTTATTGTATCTAACGCTGGTGGTACTATTAAAGGTTTAGTAACAGATGTTGCTGCTGATGTTATTGATGTAGCTCCTTATAACTCAGGCGCTGCTGGATTTGCATCTGCAATGAATATTTCTACTTCTAAGAAAACAACTATATTAGTTTATGGTTCTGAATACACTAAAGGTGTTTCTTACATGAATGGTGGTGCTGTTACAACGCAAACTGATTCAAGAGGAGCTAATGAGCCTTCAGTTCAGACATTTACTAACAAGCCAATTATTATGAAAGATTACTACGAGGTATCAGGTTCTGATACAGCTAGAATTGGTTGGATTGAAGTTGCTGCTGAAGATGGTCAATCAGGTTACTTATGGTACTTAAAAGCTGAAGCTGACACAAGAGCTCGTTTTACTGATTACTTAGAAATGGCAATGCTAGAAGGTGAATTAAATGACGCTAACTCTGTTGCTGATTCTTCAAACGTAATGTACAACGCTGCGCAATCAACTGGTGGTAGTGGTACTGAAGGTTTATTTGCTGCTATTGAAGCAAGAGGTAACGAGACTTCAGGAATTACTGGTGTTAACGCTGCAACTGATTTAGCTGAATTTGACGCTATATTAGCTGAGTTTGATTCTCAAGGTGCTATTGAAGAAAACATGATGTTTGTAAACAGAGCTACTTCGTTAGCAATGGATGACATGTTAGCTTCTATGAATTCTTACGGAGCTGGTGGTACTTCTTACGGGGTATTTGACAACTCAGAAGATATGGCATTAAACTTAGGTTTCTCTGGTTTTAGAAGAGGTTCTTATGACTTCTACAAGTCTGACATGAGATACTTGAATGACAAAGCTACTAGAGGTGGTATTAATGCTGCTGATGCTACTAATGCAATTAGAGGGGTTATTGTTCCTGCTGGAACTTCAACTGTATATGACCAAATGTTAGGGAAAAACTTAAAACGTCCATTTTTACACGTACGTTATAGAGCCTCTCAAACTGATGACAGAAAACTAAAAACTTGGGTTACTGGTTCTGTTGGTGCTGCTACATCTGCTTTAGATGCAATGCAAATCCACATGTTATCAGAAAGATGTTTAGTTACACAAGGTGCTAACAATTTCATGTTAATGAAATAAGCATTATTTATATTAAAGACCGGGGCTTCGGCCTCGGCCTTTTATTTTTATTAATTTTATTATATATTATATTATGGCAAAAAAACAAGAAACAAAAAAAGTGGTACCAACACCACAAGTTGTAGAACAACCTGTAGTTGTAGAACAATCAAAAGTTGAAACACCGGTTGTGGAAATCCCAGAACCAAAAGTAAGAGAAAGATTAAAACCATCTAATGAATGGGAAGTGAAAGATAGAGTTTACTATTTAACAAGCAACAAAACTCCAATATCTAAATCAATTAAGTCTGCTAACATATATTGGTTTGACGAAAAAAAAGGTTACGAAAGAGAACTTAAATACTGTCAAAACCAAAAGACTTGTTTTGTTGATGAGATGAAAGGAGATCAAAGATTAGAGCATATTATTTTTAGAAACGGCGCTTTGTTTGTAGAAAAAGAAAAAACAGTTTTACAAAAAATGTTATCTTTATACCACCCTCACAAAGAACAAATTTTTTACGAATACAAACCATCAGCAATTGCAGCTGATGAAATAGATGTTTTAAATATTCAGGTCGACGCGTTGATTGCGGCTAGAAACATTGATATAGATATGGCAGAAGCTATTATGCGTGTTGAAGTTGGTTCTAGCGTAACAGAACTAAGTTCTAAGGAGCTTAAAAGAGATTTACTAGTATTTGCTCGTAACAATCCTAAACTCTTCTTAGAGTTAGCGGATGATGAAAACGTAATGCTAAGAAACTTTGGTATTAGAGCCGTAGAAGCTGGTATACTAAGATTATCCTCTGATCAAAGAAACTTCATGTGGGGTAGTAACGGGAGGAAACTAATGGTTATACCATTCGACGAACATCCTTATACTGCTTTAGCACACTGGTTTAAAACTGACGAAGGAATGGAGATTTTCTCCAATATTGAAAAAAGATTAAACAATTAATCTAACTGTAGATGCAGTCGCTCTACGGGGCGATTGCAAATACAAATTAAAAAGAAATTATGGCGATAAGCATAGATAGAGTATATCAAAAAGTTTTAGCGTTAGCTAATAAAGAACAAAGAGGTTATATAACGCCCCAAGAGTTTAACTTATTTGCCGACCACGCTCAAATGGATATTTTTGAGCAATATTTTTATGACTTAGAACAAAGACAAAGAGCACCTGGTAACGAATTAGATTACGCTGATATGGTTACTAACCTTGAAGAAAAGATTAGTATGTTTGAAACAAACAATCAAGCAGTCGGCGTTCAAACAACAGGCGAAGTATATCTTAGTAGCGATCTTTCAGATCTATATAGACTAGGCGTTGTACAAGCCACATACTCAGGTAAACCAACTAAGATCGCTGAACAAGTGCGGTTGAATGAAATAAGTAAATACGAAAACTCACCATTAGGAACGTGGACAGAATCACGACCTGTATATTCTAAGTTTTCTACTACAAACACTCCTGTTGTAATTAAAATATATCCTATTCCCGCGAGTGCTAGCGTTAGCTATACAAGAAAACCTAAAAAACCTAATTGGACTTATTTAATAAGTGGAAGTAAAAATGCTTTATACAATCCATCAGCAACTGATCACCAAGATTTTGAATTACACTCTTCTGAAGAGAATAGCTTGGTGTTAAAAGTATTACAATTAGCTGGAATAGCTATTAAAGATTTCCAATTAACTGGGGTAGCAGGACAAGAAGAAGCGAAAGGTATACAACAAGAAAAACAATAAAATAAATGGGATTATTAAACAATACTACACAAAGAGCTTATTATCAAGGAAATAACAAGGGAAACTATCAGTTCACGTCTTTAGATGATATTATAACTCAATTTGAAATTGCTTACGTTGGAGAGAATAAGATAATACCAAAAATAAAAAGAGCTGATATTGCTTTTCACGCCATGAGGGCTTTGCAAGAATTATCTTTTGATACTTTTAAATCTGTAAAAGCTCAAGAGATAGTGTTGCCACCATCGTTAACAATGGTGCTTCCTCAAGATTACGTAAATTACACAAAATTATCTTGGGTGGATTCAGCGGGTATAAAACATCCTTTATATCCCACTAATTCTACATCAAATCCCCTTAAAATAGAGCAAGAAGATGATGGGTCTTATGATTTTAACGCTTATACAACAGCCACTATATCAAATGCTGATTTCTCAGGAACTAGCGTAATATCTATGTCTGGTGATCCTACTTTGCAATGGTTAAGATCTAAAATTGCAAATTCGCCAACGGACACAGAAGATGTTACTATAACACATCAAGCGTTAACATTTTCACATGGTGCCAAAAATCTACCAGACGGAGGCGCTGGAACTTTAAGTGCTAGAGCGTATGCCGCGTATCAAACAATTAACGTTGAAGATATGGACTATGTTGATTTAACTGCTAGTGGATTATCAGCGGCAGCTGAAGCTAGTGTAAAAGGAGTTGGCGTTATTAGAATAGGTTTTACTACATACGATGCTGACGGGTCAGAATGGAGTATTAATAAAACAAATCCACAATCAGATCAAGATGTAGCTAGAATAAAAAATGATAAAGTTGATTTATTCAATGTAACAACCTCAGATGGTAATCCAGCTTATATTGAGTTTAACGATGGCCTTGCAACTGCTTCTACGAAAACTTTAAACAATATTGATTTGAGCGCATTAGCACAGGTCAATCTTGTTATAACTAGTTACGTACCAAGTGTGTTAGCATCAATGAATACTCTTGCTTCAGCTAGCGTCAACACTTTGGATGATATTAAACTTTTTCACGAAGGTGTTGTTAATAGTTTACAAACAAGTGAAAACTCTACGACTTGGGAAAATTACAAAAGCAATACTCCATCTGAAAATAATAACGACGACTATGAAGACGATACTTATTGGAAGATGAATGGTAATAGGTATGGATTAGATCCACAACACGCTCAAGCTAATGGATCTTTTTACATAGACAATAGATTAGGAAAAATTAATTTTAGCTCTAATATTTCTGGAAAAACTGTGATCTTAGATTATATAAGTGATAGTCTTGGAACCGACGCGGAGATGCAAGTTCATAAATTTGCTGAAGATGCAATGTACAAGTGTATA